AGGGCGCTCCCGGCGAAGAGAAGACCGGCCGTGCATCCGCTGCTTACCAGGCCGCGTTCTGGAACGCCATCCGCAGCCGCAACTTCTATGACGTCAACAACCTGCTGCAGATCGGCACCGATGCTGACGGCGGCTATCTGGTCCCCGATGAATATGAGAAGAAGCTGGTGGACGCTCTGCAGGAAGAGAACTTCTTCAGACGCCTGGCGCACACCATTCAGACTTCCAACGGCGACCGCAAGATCCCCATGGTACTGAGCCATGGCACCGCGGAATGGATGGACGAGAACGGTCTCTACCCTGAAAGAGATGATCAGTTCGACATGACATCCCTTGGCGCTCACAAGCTGGGTACTGCCATCCGTATTTCCGAAGAGCTGCTCAACGACTCCGTTTTCGATATGCCCAGCTATATCGCGTCCGAGTTCGCAAGGCGTATCGGAACCAAGGAGGAAGAGGCCTTCCTGGTCGGCACCGGTACCGACAGGCCCACCGGTGTGTTTACCGATGCAGAGCTCGGCACTACCACTTCCGGCACTTCCATCACCTTCGATGATGTGATGGATCTGTACCACTCCCTGCGTATCCCTTACCGCAGGAACGCGTCCTGGATCCTGAACGACACGTCCGTGAAGGCCCTCAGAAAGATCAAGGACGGCAACAACAACTACATCTGGCAGCCTTCTGTCCAGGTGGGCCAGCCCGACATGATCCTGGGCAAGCCTTACCACACCAGCACTTTCGCACCTGAGATCGCAGCCGGCAACAGAGTCATGCTGTTCGGCGACTACCACTACTACTGGATCGCAGACCGCCAGGGACGTTCCATGAAGAGACTGAACGAGCTCTATGCTGCAAACGGCCAGGTGGGCTTCCTTGCTTCCGAGCGTGTGGACGGCAAGCTGATCCTGCCTGAGGCCGTAAAGGCCCTTCAGATCAAGGGGACCGCATCCGGGAACTGATAAGGCATTTTTGAAAGGAGAAGGAGATGAGCGTAACGCTTGAGGAAGCCAAGGTCTATCTCAGACAGGATTCTGCAGATGAGGACCAGCTCATTACGGGACTTATAAGTGCTGCAGAGGAACTGGTCCGGGACGTTTCCAGACTGGACGACGAGGCATTTTCAAAGTACTCCGAGACCACGAAGATCGCGGTCCTCTATGCAGTTTCCTATCTGTACGAACACAGAGAAGAAGCTGACCATCATGAGCTTACGCTCACTCTCCGGTCCCTCCTCTTCGGGGTAAGGGAGGCGAAGTTCTGATGGATATAGCGGCTATGAACGTTCGGATAACGTTTCAGAAGGGCACCACGGGTACAGACAGATACGGAAACCACATAAATTCCTGGGAGGACGTTTATACCTGCTGGGCTACGTCTGTTATGGCATCCGGTGATGAAACGGAAGGAGCCGGAACGACTCAGGTAAAGGAACGGCTGGACTTTACGGTCCGTTTCTGCAGTGAGCTTTCCGGAGTATCTGCAGATACCTACAGGATCCTCTGCAGAGGCCTGGTCTACAACATCGTATCTGTGAATCCCATGGGCTATAAGAACAGGAGTCTTAAGTTCTGCTGTGAAAGAGAGAGGGGGCAGTGATGGCACAGAAAGTATCGGTCGACCAGTTGTCAGACGCCATCATGGAAGGCCTCGATGAATATGCAGAGCTGGCAGCAGAAGAAGTTAAGACAGCAGTCCAGAAGGCCGGGAAGACGGTCAGAGAACAGATATCACAGACTGCCCCAAAAAGGACCGGCGCCTATGCAAAGAGCTGGGCCGTAAAGAAAACGAAGGAGTCCTCCCAGTCACTTGAGGTGACGGTCCATTCCAGGAATCGCTACCAGATAGCCCACCTCCTGGAACATGGCCATGCAAAGCGGGGCGGTGGAAGAGTATCTACCATCCCGCATATCGCTCCCGCAGAAAAGACTGGAGAAGAACAGCTCCTTACTGATATCGAAAAGGCTCTGAAGGGGTGACGATAATGACATACGAAGAAGTAGTGGCAATGGCAGAGGAAACAGGTCTGCCGTTTGCCTATGATCATTTCGCGGAAGGGGAGTCTCCGGATCCTCCCTTCCTGCTTTTCCTTTTTCCGTATTCGGATAACTTTGGCGCAGACGGTATGGTCTATCAGAAGATCGATGAGCTGCACTTCGAGCTGTATACGGATAAAAAGGATCCGGAGACAGAAGGAATCATTGAAGCCGTGCTGGATAGGCATGGCATTTTTTATGACAAGACGGAGGTCTGGATCGAATCAGAAAAACTGTATGAGGTCCTGTACTCAATGGAGGTTTTAAATGGCTAAGAATAAAGTGAAATACAACCTGAAAAATGTCCATGCCGCAAAGCTGACGATCGGGGAGAACGGGGCCTACAGTTATGCTGTTCCTCAGGCCATCCCCGGCGCAGTCAGCCTGTCCATGGACGCAGAAGGCGAGACAACGCCCTTCCATGCGGATGGCATCGTCTATTTCAGGTCCAATACCAATAATGGCTATTCCGGTGACCTGGAGATCGCCCTGATCCCGGAATGGTTCAGGACGGACATCCTGATGGAAGAGCTGGATTCCAACGGCGTACTGGTGGAGAAGTCCACTGTCATGGAGACTCCCAAGTTCGCGCTGCTCTTCGAGTTCGACGGGGACGTACACGGTATCCGGCACATCCTTTACAACTGCTCTGCTGCAAGGCCCAGTATCTCTTCACAGACCAAGGAAGATACTATCGAGCCCGTGACGGAGACCCTGTCCCTGACTGCGGATCCCAGAGCGGACGGCCTGGTCAAGTCCCGCACCGGCGATACGACTTCTGAGGCTACTTACAACGGATGGTATCAGACTGTTTACGAGCCTCAGACTGAGGCTGCTGCCGGCTGATAAGGAGGGAACGACATGCTTGAGAAGATCATCAAAGTTGACGGGAAAGATGTGAAATTCAGATCCAGCGCTACGGTCCCCAGGCTCTACCGCATCAAGTTCGGCAGGGATATCTTTAAAGACCTGGCAAAACTGGAGAAGGCCTACAAGGGAAAGGAAGAGGACGGCGAGGAGCTGCAGATCGACGATCTTGAGATTTTCGAGAACGTGGCCTATGTCATGGCCTTCCATGCTGATCCTACCATTCCCGGGACCATCGACGAGTGGCTGGACCAGTTCGAGATGTTCTCCATCTATGAGGTCCTGCCGGAGATCCTGAAGCTCTGGGGGACCAACCTTATCACGGATGCTGAAGCTAAAAAAAACTTCAGCGTACGGAGAGGGTTATAACCACACCGCTTTTTCTGCTCCGGTGTCTGGAGGTTGGGCTGAGTCTTTCAGATCTCGACCTCCTGACGATCGGAATGGTACTGGATATCTGGACTGAGAGAGCCAATGATTCTGTGAAATACAAAGAGATGGATACGGTCAGGATGGCAGAGCAGAGTGATTTTGATAAGTTCTGAGTTTTTTTCCGTAATAGTGATATAATCAACTCACTGGATTTGAATATATTGTAATGAGCCTTTTGCAACAGACTATCTTTGAGGAGATTTGAAATGGAAAATGCGGTTGAAAAATTAGGTTTTTTCGATTTTTTTAATCATATTATTGTAGGTATGTTTACCATTTTAGGTCTTTTCAGTATTACCATTCAATTTGGATGGGACAAGTCTATAACAGCACTTTCATTTTTAATGAATACAAGAGAAGTAAATGCTTTATTTTTTGTATTAAGTATTGTTACCATAATTGCAGTTGCTTATATTTTAGGCTTATTATGTCATGTGATTTTTAGTGCTTATGATAACCATAGGACCATTAATACATTGATAACAAATCTATTTGACCAGAAAGATAGCTGCATTATAGGACAGAAGAGAAAAGGCCGATATGTAGAACTGGCGAAGATATTATTTGACAAGCATAATATTGAGTATCCTAAAGGATCCAGTAATGATCCCGGTGTAAATTGGGATTTTGAACTGAACATCTATTTCTATACTTATTGCTTGTATCAAGTGCAGATTAAGGGTTTAGATAAAAAGCCAGAAAAATTCAGAGATATAGAAGGACTTCTAGAGTCATTTATTGTGAGCTTGCTATTTCTTGATGTTGTTTTGTTTATTACCGGATATTTTCGATGGACCGACATAATAATACCTGATTGGGCTTTTGTTGCTGAGATATTTATGTTGTTGGGTATCTCTAATATATTATACAGACATAGAATAGCAGTACTAAAGAACAGGATTAGGATGACATTATCTTTGTATGATGCTATTTGCAATCAAGAAAAAAAGATTCCCGTATCTGAGACAAACAAGTAAAAAACATAATGCATAAAGGAAAGAGTCGGTAACCCCGGCTCTTTTTTCATGCCCGGAAAGGAGGTAGAAATGGCGTCCAGAATCAAAGGAATCACTGTTGAGATCGGCGGTGATACAACAGGCCTTGAGAAAGCGCTGAAGTCCGTCAACAGCACGATCAGAAATACACAGAGCCAGCTGAAGGATGTCACGAAACTCCTGAAACTGGATCCGAAAAATACAGAACTCCTTTCCCAGAAGCAGCGGCTTCTGAAGGATGCCATCTCTGCCACTAAGGACAAGCTGGAATCCTTAAAGGATGCCCAGAAGCAGGCAAGAGAGCAACTTGAGAACGGCACTCTGGGCCAGGATAAATATGATGCCTTGCAGCGGGAGATCATCGAAACTGTAGAGGAACTACGGCGCCTGCAGAAAGAAGCTGAAACAACCACATCTGTTCTTTCCAAGATCGATACTGCCGGTAAAAAGATGCAGGAAGTCGGAGACAATATCGCCGGAGCCGGCAAAAAGATGCTGCCTGTGACAGCGGCTATTACCGGGATCGGGACTGCTGCCGTAAAGACAGCATCGGATTTTGATGCATCCATGAGCAATGTATCTGCCATATCTGGAGCAGTCGGAGATGGCCTGGATGCCCTCCGGGATAAGGCTAGGGAGATGGGAGCGAAGACAAAGTTCTCTGCTTCTGAGGCTGCCGACGCCATGGGCTACATGGCCATGGCCGGTTGGAAAACCACCGACATGCTCTCAGGTATTGATGGTGTTATGAACCTGGCTGCAGCTTCCGGTGAGGACCTTGCAACAACGTCTGACATTGTTACGGATGCCCTGACGGCATTCGGGCTTTCCGCTAAAGACTCCGGGCACTTTGCTGATATCCTGGCGGCGGCTTCCTCCAATGCAAACACAAATGTTTCCATGATGGGACAGACCTTCAAGTACACAGCGCCCATCGCTGGAGCACTTGGTTTCTCTGCAGAAGATACGGCAGAGGCAATCGGCCTGATGGCCAATGCGGGCATTAAGTCCACACAGGCAGGTACATCCCTCAGGACGATCATGAACAGCTTGACCGGCCCCATTGATCTTGTGGGAGAGAA